TCATCTCGTCAATTTTTTCATGATGAGGATGTCTATAATTTTTTAAAAACTCTGGCATTTTGGTAAGCTTGCCATCTTTTGTGGCTTGAACTCTTGTGCCAAGCCTGGGCTGGTTAGGAAACATCTCATCATACTCTTTTAATAAAATAGACATTTGTTTTTGCCAAAGATCAGGCATTGCATGCATCATAACCCTTGGAAGTGTTAAAAAACTGGCATAACTAAGCCCAAACCATAGCCATAAATCATCTTTTCCACTGATCTCAATTTTTTTAGACATAAGGCCTCCCCCACATTACCTGGTACATCGCTGCAGGGTCCACTCCTCTGAATATTGGTATGTACTCCTGACACGTTGCACACCTGGGCCTCTTACCTCCTATGTGGCACTCATAATAGCAGTCACAATACTCTGCCCTGTTCTTATCTGACTTTCTTCTCAATACCCGTTTCTTTCTCCTGGGGGTTGGTGTTCCGTTCTTTTTTGCTTCCTCCCTTTCTTTTATACGCTTTCTTTTCCTTTTTTTTGCCCTCTTAGCGTTATGCTCCTTCCCGCATTTTTTGCATCGCTTTGATGGGGATCCGTCCCTTTTGTTTTTTATCCTTCCTTCGCAATCAAGACAAAATGTATACCGGTTCACAACAACTCCATCATCTTCATAGTGCTCTTTGCAGATCAGGCCTGAGTATTTCTTGCCTGACCCCAGGGTTTTCATTGATACGGTCCTCAAATCTTCTTTTTTTAAGATGCACCCGCATTTACAATGATACTCAATGTCCATGATGGTGCATTGATTTTGCTCTATGATTGATTTATCGCTGAAAATTTTCATTTCCTTTTCCTTAAAGTTCAATTAAATACATCATTTAGCTTACCTTATTTTTAAGTTGCCACATTTTAAGAGAGAATAGGAACATTTCCCAACCCCTTTCTATGTCCTCTTGGTCCCATTCGTGAAAGACAAGCTCCCCCGAATACTCAACAAAAACATTTACAAGCCTTGCATCAGGCATATCCACCCCATGAGCATAAGCTATAAGCTGCATAACGTGTTCATCATAAGCCATTTTGACGATCTTTCCCGTCTTGGTATACTTGAACTTTTCTTTTGTCTTTAAATCGATAACAAGCCTGTCATTTGTAATATCGGTCCTGCCACCAAAGCCAAGCTTATTATAGAAAGTTGTTTCAGCTTTCCATCCTGAATACCTGTTAAAGTATTTCTGTATCTTTCTTTTGGTGCTATGAGCAAGCCATGAATATTTTTCATCAGGCAGGATATTTAAAAAGCTCTTTTCTACAGCTTTATGAATGTTCTTGCCCTCTTGTGCTGAAGTCCTGGAAATCTCTTTAGCATGGTATCTTATCCGGTTAATAAACCCCTTGTCTGTTTCTTTCTTTTTCTGCTTTAAACTAAGAGCAGACTCAAGGACTTGATTCTCTTTCCATATCTCTAAAGCCGGTTTCCTTAATACGTCCATGACTGTCGTTACAGAAGGGACCAAATTAAGCTTTTTGGCATCCCTTAGAGTCGTAGGTCTTAAACCCCCCTTAGTTACGTTTTCAACACTATAAACCGGTTCCCCTATGTCGTTATACCAATGTTTTCCCATTATGCCACATTCCTTTCTTTTAAGTATAAATATGCTGTTGATTTTGTGCTACAATCAGGAAATTTGTATTTCTTTTCAGCTTCCCATCTTGCAGATACAGCTTTCAGTTTAGATTTAAATTGACCCAATCTATGTTTTTTATAATTTATCTTAATTTGAGCATCCCACTTATCAATAGCATCAATATAAAAGACCCCAGTTACACCGATCTTTGATGCCCTGCCCCTTGACAGTATTCTATAACGCCTTGTAAAAAGACCAGTTTCAGGATCATAAAGGAACAACTCTTTTAATCGTTTTTGTGTTAATTCAACACCCATAAAACCCCCTTAAACGCAAATTCTTTTCATTTCTTCCTTAAATTTACCAGTGCCGACAACCTTGCAGGACTCTGCTTTATCATAATGAAAGAATAACCAGATATTAGCCTTGCCGTTAGAATAATGATATTGTATCCATCTGCCAGAAACATATTCGTCAAACCCTACCGGTAAAAACCCTTCATTGTATTTCACCAAAACGTCAAAGTATTCAAGAAAGAGTTGAACATCTTTTTCAATGGTATCATCTTTTGCCATAAAAAGTTTAAGATTAGTCCCTTCAAAATTATCACTTATTTCAAACCTTGCTCTCCTTCCTTCTTTCCCCCAATAGTCCATAGCTTTTTCACAAAGCAAACAAGCTGCTTCCTGCTCAAGTGCCATTAATTTAAAGGCTTCAAACTTTTCCCACTTTTCTTCGATATATTCTTCTATTTTTTTATTCATTGGCTTCCCTTTCTGACAATGATATTGCCATTTCTTCAAGTATCAAAGATCGTTTGTTTTTTGGTATATCTGTTGCTTTGCTAAACCCGTTCTGCCCCAGGACTTTCCAATATATATCTTTCTCATGTGTTGCATATCCTTTCATTTCTTCAAGGAAAGGATCAGATTTGCCTGTCTTTTTCGTGTTATCCATTGAGTCTGCATCCTTCGTGTCATCTATAAGGAAAAGACCGTTAAGGCAGTATTTTCTGGCATAGGATGAACTTGCCCCCGTTATCTGTGATTCGTCCATACCTTTTTTAATTTGTGCTTCTCTTGCAAAAGCTGTTACAATAATCTCGCTCTTATCATCAAAAAGCCTTGCCGTTGCCTTGACATAAAACCGTTCACCAAAATTTATAATCTCGTCTGATATTGTCATTGAAACATCATGTTTAATCAATAAAGGCTTTAATGCTTCGCAAATATCCTCAAGATTCCTATACTTATAATTGTTCTTAGCAAAAGTATTAACCTGTGACTTAGGGGCTTTTAACTCCCCCTGAATTCCCATTAATTTTTTCCTCAACATTTTACCCCCTCATTGATTGTGATAAGTTTTTTCTTTCTTCCTTACTAAACAAATGTTCATGCTTTTTTGGATCATACCGTTCAGGATTCTTCTGGATATATTCTTTCGTCTTCTGTGTCCGGTATGCTATCAGGGCAAACAGCCCATTTTGGTTTTTCACATTCCCCCCAATTTGGTCCACTCTTAACCTCATAAGGACAATTAAGACCATGAAATATTATTTTGCCATAACACATTATAAACCCAACCCGATTACAATTAACACAAAACCAAAAACCCCAAGAAGAAGAATACCAATAACTGAAAGTAAACATCTTATGGGGCTTATCGTTTCAAACTGCTCTATTGTCGTATGCTCTGCCCAATACAATTTATTCAAGATTCCTTCTCCTTTTAAATTCTTTTTCACTCCAATGTTTGTAACAATAATCAAAGTCAGCTTTCTTTAATACAAGCCTTTGCTTTATCTTTTTTTCACAACCTGGACTTTGACAAACCTTATCCGACAATTCATTAAAGCTATGTGACTTTTTCATTATTCTTTCCTTTCATCCGCTTTAGAATCCCTTTACAACTTGGACATTGAACCGGATTTTTAACCCTTGGTGTCCACTTATGACCGCACTTTTTACACTTCAACTTTCCCACCCCCTTCCTAAAAATAAAAAAACGCCTATACCTTATGTATAGACGTTCTTAGAAATTGTCAAGTTATTATTATAATATTATATTTTATTTACCTATTAATTTACTTTTCCCATACTCCCTTGCACCAACATAACCAAGATACCCTGCCCCGAATACACCCCATAAGCCATCTGGTATCGCACTTAACCATGACTGCATACCTGTGGCAACCTGGACTGCTATATCAGGCTTAAAAGCAGAAAGAACCCCCATAGGCAAAGAGAAAAGGATTAATAAGTACATCACATACAAAAAAGAAGGTCTTGCCCTGCTTGTCCAAGGGTCAGAACTCTTTGCTTCGGCAAGGATCGCATTAAGTTGGTTTTCCTGTGATCTAAACTCCCCGTCCTGTGCCATCTTTAAAGCCTGGAGTTTGAATTTTTCCTTGTCTGCTGCATCTACAAAAAACTTATCTGCCACCGTATCAATTGCACCTGTAACAGCACTTAATATATTAAGCATTTGACACCCCTATTCTTTGATAAATTCCAATTTATCGTTAAGCAAGATAACATTCATATTAAGCTCTTCTAAGTTGCTAAGAACCTTAGTATTCATCTTTTCTTGCCGTTCCCAATTATTCATATCAACTGCCTGTTGAACATTAATAGTTTTAATCATCTCAAGCAACACAGCATTGTCAACCTTTTTATCTAACTTATCACAAAGTTCCGTGTACTTGTAATTGATCTTATCATCTTGCTTATCAATGATCTTATTTTGTTGAGCATACAGTAACCCACATACTGAAAACAGCCCAATAATTGCCAAATTAAACCCCCACGTAATCAACCTGTCAACTTTAGAAATCTGCCTACGTTCTCTCAATTTAAATCTCCTTTATGAATAAGACCAATTCAATAACACCCCAAAACACTAAAGTGAATCCTACCCCTATTATAATACCGATTGGAATTAATGGCATAAAATCAAAATACATTATTTGCAACCCCAATGTTCAAAGCTGAAGTGATTTGCGTCATCGAACCTTCCACCCCATCTTGCATCTTTATGTAAACATTCCCAATGTTCTCCAAGTTCTAACCAGGCAGGATGGCCACCGTCTGAGATAAATTCACCTTTAACAAATAAATTAAAGTCATGTGCAAGTCTTATCTTATGGACAGAATTCTTTGAAGCGTAACTCCGTTTTTCCCCCATTTCACCAAAGACTCTTGGATCACGGTATCCGTCCCCTTGTGTAAGCCCGTATTCTTTGCTGCTTGCAAACAAGATAAGTTTACCTATACAAGCTGTAAAGATTTGCTGTTTCTCTGATAATCTCATAATCACATCACTATATTAATTATATCCATTCGATCCACTTCACCGATTATGGGAAGATTAACAGGTTCACCATAATCCCACTTGACTGCTGTATTTTGGCTATCTCTGAATCTTATAACCTTTGACCCATCAGATTTTACACAAACTGCAATCCTGAAAGAGTGACCGCCTTTATAGCCATTATTGAAGTAGAAATTAGCTTTTATAATCCCTATTGTTAGGTTTCCCAACTGCTGATTTGCAAGCCAGACCTTGCCCCGCCTTGAGAAATCATCACAATCTGTTGAGTCAACAATATATAAATGCCTGGGAGAAGGGTCTTTTCCCATTACATAATCTAATTTATCGTATGGGATCAGAATATTAAATTGATCTTCAATCTCAACTAAATCCTTTTCGTGTTGGGCAGGACCAAATAAAACTCTGAATGTTCCTGGTATTGTGTCGTGGATGAATTGTTTCAGTTCAATGAAGTCTATAACCTCAGTGAAATATCTTTTGGTCAGGACAGGATGCATCCACTCAAACAAGCCTGATAAATCAAACCCTATATCCTCTGCCCCTTGCATCAGGACAAGAAGTTTTTCAACTGTGGGCATCTTGATTGAGTTGCATATTTCAACAACCATATCGGGATGGACAGCTTGAGGATTATACCAAAGACAAAGTTTGGCAATGGCTTTTAACAGGATATTCTTTTGCCATCCCTGATCTGGATCACGCATATCCCTTGCAAGCTTTCCACTTAGCCACTGCTGACCACCTGTGCCTGAGCTGTAGTATTGTATTAGTGCTTGTTTTATTGTTGTCATTATAAAGCACCTTCATTATATAAAGTAGTAATCTCCCCACCTGTCAACACACGATTAAAAACCCTTAATTGGTCATACTTACAAGGCCAATATAAGACTGGTGTTGGATAAGTTGTCATTGAAGTGCCTAAAACAATGTATCTTGATACATTAGCTAATACAATAGATGAATTTTCTCTTAAATCATAATTATCGTCTAATGTACCATCTACATACAGATCATATCTTGAGTTTCCAGCGTCCCAATTATAAACAATGTGTTGCCATGTCTGATAACTGACCAGAGTTGTTGATGAGTATGAGTCACCGATAGCTTTTTTCTCATTTGGAAATGCTCCAGTAAATCCAGAGCCATCAGGTGCAAGGGCGAACCCTACTGAAGCAGAATCTATAGCTTCAGCCGTTTCGATATATCCTGACGCTTGATTAGAATATCTCCAAAAACTAATAGCATAAAAATCTTCTCCAGCAGCATTTAAATCTAAAACAGCATATTGGTTAGTGCCATTAAAATTTATAGCCTTGCCGAGATTTTCAGTGGTATATGTTGGCGTATTATACGCAGTATTTGTGTATCTACCTTTATATTCCGCAATAGTGTCATCAAACGTATAAGCTGCAAAGCAAGAGCCATCACCAAATATGTCAACAGGGTCATCCGCAACATTCTTACGAGCCAACACCGCTTTATGAGCTAATTGAATAGTCATAGCTTAAGCCTCCGGGGTCCAACCATTAGTTGTGATAAGCCAATCATCTGCCGTGTAGTATTGAAAGACCGCTATATCTCCGGCAGTTGACAAGTTCGTTAGGTTCTTACCTTCAGCGTTTGTTGTTCCGTCCATAAGATAACCGTCATTGGCGTTTGTATCCACGATAACTTCTATTGCTCCGAGTGTTATAATGGTGAAGTTCATTCCTGCTACCATTAGCGGGAGTTGACAAGTGCCGGTTACGTTGCAAATGAATGTTCCACCGTAAAGATTTGCCCCTGTGAAGTTAGCTGCGAAATTTGCTGCTGAGTCTGTAACCGGAGTAAGACTTGGTAAAGCTCCCGCACTTGTAAGTCCTGTTAAAGAAGTGATGTCACTATTAGCTCCATCACTTGCAGCATTAGCCACTTTGGCTAAAGGAATCCCATCGTCATCCAAGCCAGTCATTGAAGTGATGTCAGTATTCGCCCCAGGTATAGCAGCACCGGCTTGTTTCTTTATCATTATCTTAAAAGTGCTTGTTGTGATTGCCGTTACCTGGACTTCATCGTTTGCACTGGCAGTATAAGTTGCCCCACCCTGAACCGTAATATTCCCTGCATGAGTAAAAATACAAGCACCGGCACAAATTAAAGTCCGTATAGAACCGGCTTTTGTTGCAGCAGGAAAGTCTGTTATTGTTTCCGTTCCGGTAAAATTAATAGTGTTCCCTGCTGCTGCCCATATCGCACTTGTGGTTGCATGAGAAGCCACCGTAACATATCCAGTATTGACAACTTTATGCGTCCCATCATTATCATGTTCAATCAAAGCATGACGGTTTAAAGTATCGTCCTTTGTTGGATGAGAAGCCCCAACCATTTCTTCAGTATAAATTATTCTCTGATCTGCCATTTAAACCCCCTAATACTCCGTTAAATCCCTGTTTGCCCCTGCTGTTATTGAACCGTCTGATAAATATGTCCCATCTGCAATATACGCAACATAAAGAAACGAATCAGTTTCCACTAACCTAAAGACAATGGTTTGTTTTTGTAAGTCCGGTTGAACTGATACTATTTTCATAAACTGATTAATATACGCCCGTCCAAAATCGTCAAAGACTTCATCTATCGAAACCGTTAAATAATCCCCAACATCAGCATGAATTCTTTTTAAACTTAAATCTTCAATTATAATCTGATACTTTGGTCTGCCGTATAAACTCGTTATAATGTCCTGCATGACGTTTACGCTTGTCGTGTCCCTGCACCACCTGAACCAGTAATTCGTTGTGGTAGAAACACCGTAAATTGACTGAGATACAAGATCGGCATAAGTGGTATCATCTGTATGAGAATTAAATTCGATCATATTATAATTATAGGCGTAGCTTGCCGGTATCTGATTGACTAAGCTAATCTTCTCTTGCTCAACACTCATTAAATTAAAGTCTTTTTGTGATACTGTTGCAGCAGTGTTCGATATAGCCGGTTCGCTTTCTATGTCTAAAGCAAAAAGTCCTTGGCTATTAAGATAAATTGAGCCTAAAAATGAAGCCATCATGTCCTGAAGAATATTCCAAAGCTTTTCGTCATCAACAATTGCCCCTGCTGCTTTATAACTTTTTGTCAAAAATATGTCACTTGCTGCTGCTTTCTTTGTCGTGTCAAAATCAGCACTCGTATAAGAATTATGGACTGTCATAAAATCGTCAAGAATATCAATTATGTTTTCAACTAAACTTGCCCCGTCATTCTTCCCTTTGCCCCTGATAGAAATAACATTATTCGTTTGATCTGCTGTAAAATCTATTGTGGCAATAATCCCTTCGCTTTCATAATCGTTTGATTCATCAAAGACATATTGCCCAGGATCGACAAGAACATCATTTGCATAGACCGAAACAGAATTCCCGTTCGCCACCGAAAGAACAGCATGGTCTGCAAAGCAATAAACGAAATTAACAGTGTCTATACAAGGTATAATATAATTACCGGTGGTCCCGTCCGTTAAATCTCCGTATACAATCGGAAGTCTATCATTAGTATTCAAAGGATTAGTATATCTTGATGCCCTGTTTAACGTAAATAATACACCAGTATTCAAAGATGTTTCTACAACCTCAAGGGTCATTACTTTCTGATCTAAAGATAAGTTTTCAATATTCCCTTTAAAGACTAAAAGACTTTCGGAAAAAGGAAGATCAGAGAACCCGACATAAACTGAAAGAGTCTTTGTTATAAATGGTTCCTTTGCGATAAGCTTTGAAAAATATAGATCATAATTAGCAAGTTTAACCCTTAAAGTCGCTTGCTGTTTCTGAGTGTATCCGATTAAAAGTCCTAACTTCTTTGGTGAAATAGTCCTTGTCGGTCTTGAAACAGATTGAAGCCTTGCCGTGTATTCTAAAAAGCCAAGCCCAGGGTTTGCTGTTTCTGATCCATCAGCCGTTACAGAACCGTCTGCAAGATTCGTTTCCCCCCAGGTATCAGAAAACTGCCTTTCAGAATAACCCCTGGTTCCCATGTCGGTTTCTATAAGGACAAAAGGAATAGGCTTTTCCCCTCTCTCTATCCTGTCATGGAAATTTATAGTGGTCCTATACACTTTTTAAGACCTCATCCATTCTTAAAACGGTTGACCGTTCCGTGTTTTGAGAAAGACTGTAAGGTAAGTCCTCAAGCCTGACAAGCCAAGTGTTCGCTAAAGATTCTGAGTCCTCATTAAAAAATAAAGCATCAACCGTCCCGGCAGACCGTGAACCCAAAGCATCAAACATTGTCTGAAAATCTGCAATGTCTGTTATGTTCTCAAAAGCATAATTAAACATTTTCTGGTAATTATAAAAGCGTTTAAACTCAACACCGTAAGCACTTTTGTTCCTATCTATTAATGCCCTGGTCCCCCTGGAGCCTGACCCGAAAGAAAAGTTCTGAGCCGGTTCAAAATATGCCCCTAAAAACATTTCTCCTATTTCGATATACCCGTCACTGTTTGCAGCATCTATTACCTCTAATCTAAAGTATCTGTAAGTTTGAGCAGACGAAAGATAAAAAGTGATTTTATCGGCAGCATACGAAACAGATTCACTATAAGAAGGACCACCCCAGGCATCGGTGGCGTTCCCCTCTAAAGTCAAGGTAACCCCACTGGTAAAATTATGATCGTAAATAACAAAACTATCAATAGCCTGTGCCGTTCCAAAATCAATTAAGATCGTGTTCGGTGTTTCTAAAGCAGAACTCCGGTATCTTGTGTCCCGATTAAGATCAACCATTTTACCGGCAGAAAAATTGTTTATGCCCTTAAAATACCACTTATCACCCACAACAAAGTCTGCACCCGTCCCTGAAGTAAAAGCTATCGTAACACCATTATTAAGCGTGATTGGAGATGAATCAGTGGTAACACCAGAAGCATCGAACGAACCCCCACCATCCGACCATTTAAACGTAGCCTGACCCACTTCAGCACCACCGGCAATAGAATCAATCTGAACAAGATATTCAAGGTCAGTCGTTCCGGAATAATTGCCGGCTGTTGTTATTGTTGCAGAACCAGATCCGTCTTTTAAGGCGTTAGATACAAGTCCTGTCCTGACAGAAGAAACAGTAAACATACTTTCAGATATTAAGTTATTATATAAGAATCGACAAGTCATCTTCCCCACCTACTTAATTGAGTTAACCGATCTTCTATTTTATCAACAAACTCATTAAAAACATCTTCATCAGCAACAAGCGTTCCGTTTATCGTTACCAAAGAACCTATATGGAATCCTGTTTCCCCTTTATTAATTCTTTCCAGTGCTGCCATCCCTTTTTTAGACACAACACCTTCACCCATTTGAACTGAAGCCAACCCATCATCTGCAGGAGCAATAAGACTGTCTATAAGCCCACCCTGGTCATACCCGTAGGAGTGTAACGCCTTGACATCTTGCGCTATTTGAGCCGGAGAAATACCAAACTCTTCCGACCATGCAGCTTTTTGAAATATCTCTGAATTATCCCAATTTGCTAAAGCTGCTGATATTTCTGCACTCGTATTCCCTGTCAAACCATAACTTGACATTATATTTAATAATTGATTGCTTGCTGCCCCTGAACCTGTCCCTGGAACCGTTGCAGCGCCACCACCTGAAGGACCAGCATTTGAACCCCCTGTACTACCTCCAGTTGAACCACCAGTGCTTCCTCCAGTAGAACCCCCTGTGCTTCCCGAAGGAACACCAGTAGAACCACCCACAACTTGAAGTGCTTCCCATTCTTTTGCGTATCCCAAAATGCCAGCAAGGACATTACCACCACCCAACTGCTTGAAGAAATCTAAATTTAAAGCCCCTGCAAGATTGCTTACCTCTTGATCGAACTCTTTATAAATAGGGCTTCCCTGCTGCACAACCCCTGCCTCGTATGCCTCTAAACCATACAACCCCGAATTTGATAAGCTGGTCATTCTCTTTTGCTTTTCAATCGTGCTACCGGCTTCAGGATGAAGGGACAATAAAAGAGCATCTATTATATCTTCAAAGACTTCATCAGATAATTTTTGTAAAGCAACATCAAGACCCTTCTCATCAACCTGGATACTTTTAAAATAAGCTTCAGGTAAGGTCTTTGCTAAGTCAACCCCAGGTATTTTGTTAAGCTCATTAAAAACCCCGTCAAAATAATCAACTACCATCTGAGTTATCTGGTTTTCTTTTTCAGGAGCAAGACCAAGGTTACCAGCCCCGGCAACAAATCCGAATTCGTCTGAATAAATAGTTGTCCCGACCGCTTTTGGATATGTGAACCCTTTTTTACCAAACCCAATAGCAGGAAGTTCTGACCATCCAGGAGCCTGGAACCCTTCAAGGATTCCTTTCATAACCCAACCGGCGAAAGCTGTAAACCCTGCCGTTGCTAAACCGGAAGCCAGACCGCTTGACAAGAAACCTGATCCTGAAGCTGAAGCACTTGCACCAGCCCCCCAACCCCCACCACCGATAATCCCGGCGTTTCCTATTTCAAGACTATAAGCTGTGTTGCCAGCAATTGCAGCACTTGCTGCAGCACCAGAAGTACTGCCACCACCAAGCAAAGACTTAATTAAACCACTTAAACCTCCACCACTACCGCTTCCCCCTGTCAATCCACCGGTAAGGCTTCCGATCAAACCCCCTGAACCATTGGACCCAAAGATTTGTTTTAACGCCCATTCTGTAGCCATCTGACCCAAAATATCAGTAAAGTTTTTGAGCATACTATTTAAAAGGGTTTCCCAGGCATCCCCTATGTCTTTAAAATCCCCTTTTATAATAGCAAAGAAAGAATCAGAAAACGCCTTGCTCATTCCACTGGAAATAGTATCTGCCATTTTTTGACCATGCTCTGCCCAAGTGGTAGTCTGCTTTTGGGCATCACTCATGCCGATTTTAAAACCATCAAAGAAAGTTCCTGTTGCCAAGAGCATATCTTTTTGCCCTTTGATTACAGCAGCATTAACTTTTTCTTGATCTATTATTGTAAGGTTAGATAAGTCTTTTGTAACCTTATAAGAAGCTTCATGGATTAATTTAAAATCTGCTGCCTTTTTTTCAAGTAACTTTTTTTCTTCTGCAATCGCTAAAATTGTTTCGTTGCCTACAACCTTACTTAATCCCTGGACAACTTTATAAATGTCTTCATGATTCTTTTTCCAGTTTAAAACACGTTCATCAAGTTTATCTTTTTCAAATTTTATTAACGCTTTTTCATCATCAGTAAGTTGTATGATATCTTTTGAAGCATCTTTAATACCATCCGACCATTTGCCAAAATCTAAATAAGAATCATCTTGTGCCAAGCTTAATGCTTCAGTGGTTGACGTTAAATCTTTTATTCGTGCTTCGGTATCTTTTAAAGCTTTGGTTGATTCCTGAAGGTTATCCAAGACTCTTTTTTTTGCTGCTGATCCAAAAGTTTTTTCATACCTCTTATCAAGTTCTTCTATCTCATCTCTTAATTTTGTAGCCTGTAATTCTAAAAACCCCAAGTCAGTTTCAAAAAGCTTAACAGTAGAAACACCATCCAGTATCGCAGTTTTCCAACTTATAAGACCGGTTGAAGCAAGACCCATTGCTTTGGAAATATCAACCATCGCATTAAAGAATTTAACACTGAACCCACCGGCTTTAATCAAAGATGTCCCGACAACCAAAAGATTCTTAGAAAATTCTCCAAGCTGATCTATAACAGTTGGATTCTGTTTTATCATTTCATTGGTCTGAAAGACCCATTCAGTTACTTCAGGTAAAAGCTTGACCCCGATAGCAGCAGAAATGTCTTCGATATTAGCTTTCAACTGCTTCATCTGGTTGGCAAAAGAACCCATTGTTCTCTTTTGATCCCCAATTGCAGCAGCAGAACCTTTTAAGATAAGTTTAAATGCAACCCAGGCTTTAGTGTTAGCATCCACCATACCTTTACCGTTCCAAAGACCCATGTCCAAAGCAGCTTGCTTTATTACAGTTTCGTTTAAAACGACCCCGTATTTTTTCATGGTTTCAAAGTTACCAACCAAAGCACTCTGAATATCAAGCATTACCGTTGCCGTTGGCAAATTATTAAATGACCCCAAATCAGCAGCAAGCTTTACAACTTCATTTGACATTTTAAGGGCTTCATCGGAAGCCATGCCCATTGGAACCAATAAGTCTTGAATACTGGAAAGATAAAGTTTTGATTCCTTTGTTGACATTGCATAAGAATCAACAAGGACTTTTGCCATTTTTTCAGCTTCTTTTCTATTGCTTTCAAAAACAACATTGAATTTACCTGTTGTTTCTTCCAGGTCACTTGCTGCTTTTATGGCTTTGCCCATCCCAACTGCAGCAGTAGTACCAAAAGCAACCAAAGCAACTGACGTTATGCCAAGGGCTTTTTTAACGCTTGCCGTGTCAAGAGCAAGGCTTTTCATGCCCTTTGAAGCTTTAGTGGTACTCTTGTCTATATTATCACCAAACTTCTTAACCTTTAAAGAACCTTTATCATCAACAACTAATTCTAATTTTAATGTCTTAGCCATTTTGAATCTCTTTTATCTTCAGTATAACGATATTGATTTTTTCCCAAAACAAGGGACGTTGATCTGCTTCAATTTGAAAGTCGTTTAAAATATTTGTAATCAGTGTCATATTGAAACCGCTTGAAGGGTGGTGGAACCCTGGCAAAATCTTGCCAAATAAATAATAGAAGTCAGAATTCGATTCGTCCAGAAATTCCACCACCCCCCTTTTACACTTTTTAACATACGGTTCACCCTTGCACTTAACTTTTACAAAACCGTCTTTAACCGCTATTCTACATTTTCGGCAAGATGAACTTCCTTTGCCGAACTTCCATCCTGCCCATGCTGCAAATTTTCAAGTTCGCCTTTAATAATAGACTCAAACCCGACATTCCATGAATACACAAAACCGGCAATACCACCCAAATTATAATCAAAGACCCTTTCTTTTGTTTCTTTTGTGCATTTTAATTCTTTGTCATTGCTATCAACAATCTTTCGCCAGTTCTCAACAGAGTACATAAAAATGCTTTTACGCTGTTCCCCTGGAACTGTTAAAGACTGATCTACCGACATGATAAAATCGTTCCTGCCTATCGGATAAGGTCTTAAAAACAATTCGCAATCTTCATACTTAACCCATCTTGCCTTGTACGTTTCCCTTGACATTTGTAACTTCATGTCAAACCCTTTCGCTATTAAACATTAGCTGTAAATGATGGAGTCCCATCAATAGTAAAATCAAGTGTTTCTTTTACGTTATCCCCAACTGATCCTGCAACAGCATCACCAGAAAACAAAACCCAACAATTAAAATGATCCCCTGTCTGGTCCTGGTCTGGATCGTAATTAAAGAGTTGCAAAAAGAAGAACTCTTTATTCGTAATGCCGTCAATCATTGAATCAGAACCGATAAAAAAGCTTGATGCACTCCCCGTTCCTGATCCTTGACCTACTGTATTGTGTTTCCACTTCTGACCCATGTAAGACTGATCTGCCAAATCAAGAGTGATATTAAAAGACCAATCGGTAAGATACCCAACCTTTTCCAAACCAGACGTTTCAATTTGTCCGAGGTTCCCTGCAACCGTTACAGTTCCAACATTGCCTGTAAAATAAGCAGTGCCGGTTGTATAATCAATTCTTAAAACTGTTTTCCCGCCATCATCAGTAAAAACCGGTGGATTATTAGGGTCAAGAATCCTTTTGGTTGTGTCGGTTATCTGAGCCGAAGCACCGGAAGCAGTGCAAGGTTCTGCAAACAAGTTCCCAACCGTCCATTCATCCAATAACGTATGACCTGTTGTTGCAGCAAAAGTAATTGTCTGAGTGTCGGAAAGGGCTTGTGCTGCTCCGGTAATCGCAACCGTTGCAGTATACGCACCCCCGTCTTTTCTCCATTTAAAAGTATCCGGGGTTCCCTCTGCATCAATCTCAACCTCAAAGAAAGCAGAGTCAGCAGCAGAATAAGCGGTTCCCCAGGTAACATCATTAAGCCCTGCCCCTGAGAAACCGTTCGGTCTGAGTCTATATATTGCCCCATGTCTGCCATGTTGCGGTGTTGTCGGTGAAGCCATTATTCACCCCCCTTATGCTACAGTGAGAGCCAATGCCCCGTCACCTGTAAAATCAAAGGAACAATTAACAGTGTCACCCACGCTTGCACTTGTGGCAAATCCATTCAAAAAGATATTCCCTGAAAAATAGTCCCCAGTATCTTCAAGCATAAATTTAAGGTCTGTAATTTGTGTTCCTGGTGAAGCAGTGATAATGTTATCAAGCAATGCTTTCTGTTCAGTATTACCGGCAACAAAATGGAAAGTCATTGATCCATTCCAACCACCCTGACCAACTACGTTCTCTTTCCATGCCTGTCCCTGTCTTGAAGCATCACTTAAATCAATACTGGCATTAATTGACCAATCCACTGAATAATCAATTAATGACCCACCATCGTCAATCCTGCAAACTCTGCCGTGAATTGGTGCTGTGTTCCCTGCCATTTTTTACTTCTCCTTTTTCTTGGTTTTCTTGACCCTTGTGGCAACAACTTTACCGTTAAGATCAATTACATTAAAAAGAACATCAGGGCAATTAATACAGCTTGCCTGACATTCATTTACCTTTTTACATTTTTTGCTACAACTTAATTTAAATAAACCACGATAACTTTTCATATATCCCCCATGTCATAAAAATATCTTACGTCAACAACCATGTCAAAGATACCATGATTATTATCTGCACCACCCTCAAAAAAAACAGTGTCCCTGATAAAAGTATCATTCCTGTAAGAATTATATGTTGCGTTAGTCAAAACAGCTTCAACATCTGCTGCAAACTTATCCAAAGCATCATAATCGTTATTTCTGGCATCCACTTTTACAAAGCCCCAAACGTGCAGGACAAGGATACTTTGTGAGCCTGTCTGGTAATCATCGACCCTGTTATTTCGTTCCTTCCATAAAGCAATCCCGGGCATCTTTCCCTGCATATCCTGTAAGTCCCGTATGCCCCTCATTATCGTATCTATATTTGTCTGATACCCTTTTGCAACCGTAATGTTTGCAAGCGTGGCAAGAATAGAGTTTATAATAGTATTCTGTAATGATATGGTCATTTGTCCCAACCCTTTTGAACTGATTCAAATATTAGCTTCTCAAACCGGTCAACTCCTGAAATAAGCCCCGGATACATGAAAGATCGTTTTTTAATTTTAATTGGATACCCTCTTGGATGAATGGTTCCCCCAAACTCGTGAACAGGAGCATAAATACTTGAGGACTTCATGGTCCCCACAAGAGAGTCTTGTCTTTCCTTTACAGAGTACGTTAAGCTTCGTTTTAAAGCCCCTGTCTTGGTTGCAAGGCGTTTATCACTCATGCCTGACATAAAGCGATTTTTAGTAGTGGTCCTGGCTTCCTTCATATACTTTTGCATAGGAGAAAGAAACATATCTGTAAAGTTATCCGGCAACTTAGGTTTTTTTATTTTAAAACTAAAGTCCATGCTTCATGTTCCTTTTAGCCATTGCCATGAATTCCGGTAAAAGATTATCTGTCAATTTTGTAAATGCCATTGTACCACCATCAGGACCAAAGTTTTTAGAACTCGTCCCCCATTCCCTTCCTTGTGCCTGAGTGAACCAGAAGCATCCTTGTCTGACTAATAATTGTTTTAACCAGGCAGGGACATTTGCATCAGTGTACCCTGCTGTATAATCTATAATAACAGTTTGATAAGAATCCTTTATTTTAAAGTTCGGATAAACAATCCCGGCTTCCTTATCTAAAGTGTATTTGTTTAAGTAAATTTCAGGAATGTTTAAATAAATCTCTGCTGAATCAATACAGCTTGCAGGAAACATTGTTAATATCTCTGAAGATTTAAAATCACCATATCCTGATACTGTTGTTGCTGCCCAATTCGATCCCAAAGCGTTCACTGCAGCAACCACTGCTGTCACTGTTGTATTGGCAACCCAGGTTACGGTAACGTCCGGTGTTCCACTATCTAATACAAGGCTTAAACCTGTTGAAAGAACTTCACAAGTTGCTGTGGATTCGGTTCCGGTGTTCTCAATCGTCATAACCCCCGTTGTACCAACCCCTACCCTGGAAATAGCACTTATAGGATAATTCTTTGTTCTAAAGAAAGAGAACCCATACCCGTCAACATATTCAGCATAAGTTGTTGAAGCCCAAGTCCTATTGGTTATCATGTCCCAAATAGACATAACAGAGGTTGCCAATATAGTTAACAAAGCATCATCCGTTGCCCCTGATATTCCAAGTTCTGTTTTTAAGTCTGTTTTATCTATAAAAGCCATGTTCAATCCTTGTCTGTGTGTTCATACCAACTTTGAAAGCTAACCAAATTTGAGTTTGTCCCTGATATAAATTCTCTTAAATAAATAGTATTCTGTTTTAATATTATTCAATGGTTCCCTGGCAAAAGACACAAATGTTTCCTGCACCG